CCAGTAGGAGCAGCTTCAGCAGGTTTTGCACTTGCAATGGCTGTTGCGTTATAAATAGGAAAAAAATATGGCACAAGATTTTAGAAACAATTTACAAAGAAACGTTGGTACATCACCAGTCACTTTAGTTACTGGTGGAGATTATGATGCTGTTATAGGTATTAGAATCTGCAACACTACCACTGGAACTGTTTTGGCTAGTTGTCAGATTGTAAATGGCGGAAATGATCACTTCATCGCAAAGAACGTAAGTGTTCCACCAAACTCTGCAATCGAACTAATTCAAGGTGGTGCAAAAATTGTTTTAGAAAATGGTGATACACTTAAAGCACAAAGCGATACTGCTTCGTCTTTAGATATTGTTACATCATTTATTGATACAATTAGTTCGTAGGAGGAATTATGACGGCAATAGTAAATGGAATCCAATACATAGGGGGCGGAACAGCTCCTGATGAATTTATAAAAAATCAAGCAGGTACAATGGATGGTACTCAAACTGTTGAGAACGGTGTTCTTGCAGGACCTATTACAGTACCTGGTACAATAACAGTAACAGGGACTTTAGTAATAGTATAATGTCAAAGATAGAAGTAGATGCAATAGACAAACAAAGTGGTTCAACTTTAACTTTAGGTGGATCAGGCACAGCAGTTACACTTGCGTGCGGTGCTACTCAATCAGGTTTTGGTCGTTCAGGTTCAGTAAACTGGGACACCACTGCAAAGACAGCAGGATTTACGGGTGTAAATGGCAATGGATATTTTATAAATACAACATCAGGTTCAATTACAGTTAATCTTCCAGCTTCACCAAGTGCTGGAGATATAATGGCTGTAAAAGATTATACAGGTACAGCTGGAACAAATAGAATTACAGTTGGTAGAAATGGATCAAATATTAGAAGCGCAGCATCAGATTTTACCATAAGTAAAAATAATGCAGGTGCAACTTTTGTTTATGTAGATGCATCTGAAGGTTGGCAAGCTTTTGTTGATGGTTCAGATGCTGATGCACAAGCAACATTTATACAAGCAACTGGTGGAACAGTAACAACAGTCTGTACAAATTTTAAAGTCCACACATTTACAGGACCTGGAACTTTTTGTGTTTCTCAAGCTGGTTGTGCTGGTATAAATGACCAAGTAGATTATTTAGTAGTCGCTGGTGGTGCTTCTGGATCTATGGGAAATGACGCTGGAAGTGCTGGTTCAGGTGCAGGAGGTGTAAGATTTAGTGCTACCACTTGGTGTGCTCCCTCTCCGGTTTCGCCTAGAGCAGGTTCAGTTGTAACAGTTACTCAAACAGCTTTTCCAATAACAGTTGGAGGAGGTGGAACTGGTCTAGCTACTGGTCCCGCTGGTGGAGGCGGTCTTGCAGATAATGCTAGAGCAGGAGCAAGTGGTTCAAATTCAATTTTTTCAAGTATAACATCTGCCGGTGGTGGTGGCGGAGCAGGATATCAAGGGGTTACTTGCAAGCCAGCTAATGGCGTTGCTGGTGGATCCGGCGGTGGTGCAGGAACTGATGGCAGTCCAATAGGTGGTGGTGCAGGAAATACACCTCCAACAACTCCCTCACAAGGTTTTCCAGGAGGAAATGGTCAAGCACCTCCATCGGGGCCTGATTATCCAGGTTCTGGAGGCGGCGGAGCAGGTGGTGCTGGAGGAAATTCTGGTCCCGGAGGAAGCTCTAATGGTGCAGCAGGTGGTGTTGGTTTACAAGTTAATATTGATGGTAATGATTACTATTATGGAGGTGGTGGAGGTGGTAGTTCTTGGACAGGACCTGCTAATGCTGGAGCTGGTGGTTTAGGTGGCGGTGGCGGTGGTTCTAATGAAACAGGATCTGTTGGAGCTGGAGGAGGAAGTGCTAGAACTACAGGTTCACCGGGTGGAGTTGCTGGTTCATCTAATGGTGGAGCTGGAGGCGACAATACTGGTGGCGGTGGTGGAGCTGCTAACGCTAATATTTCTAACGCAAGCGGCGCAGGCGGTTCAGGAATAGTAATAATAAGGTATAGGTTTCAATAATTATGACAAGTACAATTAAAGTAGATAACATACAAAAAGTTTCAGACGCCTCTAATATAATTAAAAAGTGTAGTGCAACAACAACGGTGGGATCAGGATCTGGTAATACAGTTGTTGTTTGTGGTTCAACAGTTACAATTGGTAGATGCGGTGGTACTGTAGCTCTTGCATCAGGTGCATCGCAAACAGGTTTTGGTAGAGAAGGTTCTGTTGATTGGCAAACAGGATCAATTAAAACAACAACATTTACTGCAGTTAGTGGAGAGGGTTATTTTGTAGACACATCAAGCGGAGGTGTGACTGTAAATTTACCCGCAGGAACTGCTGGAGCAATTGTTGCTTTTGCAGATTATACAAGAACTTTTGGAAACAATCCTTTAACAATTGTTCCAAATGGTTCTAATAAAATTGGTGGTGTTGCTGCTAGTGGATCATTAACTGTTAATGGTCAATCAGCAACTTTTGTTTATGTAGATGCAACAGAAGGTTGGATTAATGTTCAAGAAACACAAACATCTCAAACTGGAACACAACAATTTATTTGTGCTACTGGCGGAACTGTAAGCACTACTCCAACTTGTAAAATTCATACATTCACAGGACCAGGGACTTTTTCTGTAGCTGCGATAGCTGCAGTTTGTGCCCCAACAAGAAATAATGTTTCATATATGGTAGTAGCAGGTGGTGGATCTGGTGCTGCTGCTGGAGCTGGTGGAGGAGGAGCAGGAGGATTTAGAGAATTCAAAGCTCCATTAACACCTTATACAGCTAGTCCATTAAATGGTAATCCAGGAGGAACATCAATAACAGTGACAGCTACAAGTTTTCCAATTGCAGTAGGAGGTGGTGGAGCATCAGCAGTATCTCCAAATCCTTGTGCAGCAAAAATAGGAAACGCTGGAACAGCTTCTACTTTTTCAACAGTAACATCAGCTGGAGGTGGTGCAGGTAGATACGATGGAGCTGGAGCAAGTTGCGGAGCTGGTGGTTCAGGAGGTGGTTCAGGATGGAATAGTCCTGGTGCATCTGCAGGAAATACTCCTCCTGTAAGTCCTCCACAAGGACAAAATGGAGGAACCGTACCAAGTCCTACTGCTGGTCCTATGAGAGGTGGCGGTGGTGGCGGTGGCGCTGGCGCTGTAGGTGGAACAACAACATCAAATGTATCAGGATCGGGAGGTGCTGGTGTATCAACAGAAATTTCAGGTTCTTCAGTTCAAAGAGCTGGCGGTGGCGGAGGCGGTGGTAATGTTACTGCTTGGTCAACTCCTAAAGGCGCAGGTGGTGCAGGAGGCGGAGGACAAGGAGGTGGTGTAGGAGATCCCGCAGGGTCTTCAGGAAGCGCTGGAACAGTTAATACCGGCGGTGGTGGAGGTGGATCTTGTAGTTCAAATGCTTGCGCAACTTCAGGAGCTGGTGGATCAGGTATAGTTGTGATAAGGTACAAATTTCAATAGGTAAATTATGAGTGAAATAAAAGTAAATAAAATTAGTCCAAGAACAGCGTGTGGTACAACCACATTAGGAGATAGTGGAGATACATTCACAATTCCTAGTGGTGTAACAATTTCAAACAATGGAACTGCAAATGGTTTTGGAGCAACAGGTGCTGTTAACTGGCAAACAACTGTTAAAACGGGAGATTTTACAGCAGTCAGTGGCGAAGGTTATTTTGTAAATACTACTTCTGGACCAATTACAGTAACACTGCCTTCTTCACCATCAGCTGGAAATATAGTTGCTGTAATGGATTATGCAAACACAGCGGAAACACACAATATTACTGTTGGAAGAAACTCATCTAAAATAGATGGAGAAACCATTGATGGAACTATTGCTATTAATGGTGAAAGTTTTACTTTAGTTTATGTGGACGCAACAGAAGGTTGGAAAACTGTTAATAATGCAAATAAACAAATACCTACTGCAGTATTTGTTGCAGCAACAGGTGGTACAGTTACAACTTCAGGAAATTTTAAAATTCATACTTTTACAGGTCCAGGAACCTTTACAGTGAGTTGTGCAGGAAATCCTGGAGGTTCAAATTCAGTAGATTATTTAGTTGTTGCCGGAGGTGGTGGAGGAGCAAACCAACACTCTGGTGGTGGAGGAGCAGGTGGTTTAAGAGTTTCTCCAGGAACAGCTTCAGGATGTTGGACAGCTTCACCTTTAGGTAGCTCTCCAGCAGCAGCTTTAGCATTGCCCGCAACTTCTTATCCAATATCGATTGGTGGAGGAGGCGCTGGAGGAACAGCACCTGTATGTAGTGGTAATGGTATCAATGGTTCTAATACAACTTTTTCATCAATAACTGCTGCAGGTGGTGGCGGTGGTGGAGATTATGGTAATGCACCTGGTGCTAATGGAACTGCTGGAGGATCAGGAGGCGGTGGTGGTTCAGACAGTGGACTTGGTGCATCAGGTAATACACCTTCAGTTTCACCTCCTCAAGGACAAAATGGTGGAAATGGAGCAACACACAACACTGGTGGTGGCGGTGGCGGTGGTGGAGGCGGAGCCGGTGCAGTCGGTGCTGCTGCTGTTGCTGGACCTAGCGGTGGTGGAGGAAATGGTGGTGCTGGAGTTCAAATTAATATCGATACAAATAATTATTATTGGTCTGGCGGTGGTGGCGGTGCAACAATTCAAGATGGTTCAACTGGCGCTGGAGATGGTGGTATTGGTGGTGGAGGTGGAGGTGCAGCTTCTCCCCCTGCAAGTTGTGCAAGTAAAGTAGGATCTGGTGGTGGATCTGCAATAAATGCAGGTGCTGCAGGATCATATGGAACTTGTGGAGTTGGTGGAGCAGGAGGTGCTAATTCTGGTGGTGGTGGAGGTGCCGGAGCATCCGGTGGTGGAAATGGTGGCGCAGGTGGTTCAGGTATAGTAATAATAAGGTATAAATTTCAATAGTTGAATGGTAATTAAAATTAATATATAAGGAGAAACATTATGGCACATTTTGCAAAATTAGGAGCTAACGGAAAAGTTATTCAAGTATTAACACTTGATAACAAAGATATGTTAAATGCTGATGGTGTTGAAGATGAATCAGTAGGTCAACAATATTTAGAAACACACAATAATTGGCCTGCACAAATGTGGATTCAAACATCTTATAATACGACTAGCAATGCACATAAATTAGGTGGCACACCTTTTAGAGGAAACTACGCAGGTATAGGTTATGAATGGGATGAAGATAATAATATCTTTTGGCCTAAAAAACCATATGCATCTTGGGTAAAAGATACCACAACTGCACAATGGAAATCACCGATCGGTGATGCCCCTGCATTAACAGCAGAACAACAATCACAGAATGATGCTGGCACACACATTTGGTCCTATGTTTGGAACGAATCAGGCCAGTCTTGGGACTTGACAGACCGAATGGCATAAATTACAAAGGTATGTGGTATGCAAAAGAAAGTATTATCTGAACAAGCTTTATACTATGGTGATGTGGCAATGCCTAAAAATTGGGACATTGACCGAAATAAATTACAAAACGATATTTTAAAATCACAAGTTACAGATTCACCTTTTCCGTTTTCACGAACATTCGATATGTTAAATACTTATATGAGAGATCATATAAATTTAGAGTATGGATTTACTTTAATTAATAAAGAAACGTGGGGCAATATGTATAAGCCTCAAGAAACTACAATTCCGTTATTAAATATAGATCCTGTAGATTTAAGGAACTCACCTGATTATACTTTTTTATATGGTGTTAAAGTTAATAAGTGTTGGGTTCGGATATATTACGAAGATAACAGACGTAAAGGTAGAAGTTGGGATGTACCATTAGAAAATAATAAATTTATAATGTTTCCATCAACTTGTATGTATTACTTAACGAATAATCAAAAGGATAATTTAAACTTTGTGCAAACTATAACATATGAATATATCTAATTATTATTGGTATTTTAGTGGTGTATTAACACCTAGATTTTGTGATGAAGTTATAAAATATGCTAATGCACAAAAAGAAGTTATGGCTAGAACTGGTGGGTTTGGCGACAAAAAATTAAATAAAGAAGAAGTTAAAAATTTACAAAGAAAAAGAAAATCAGATTTAGTATGGCTTAATGATACTTGGATATATAAAGAATTACATCCATATGTATACGCAGCAAATAAAAATGCAGGTTGGAACTTTAATTGGGAAAGAAGTGAATCTTGTCAATTTACAAAATATAAATTAAATCAATATTACGATTGGCATTGTGATAGTTGGGACAAACCTTATGAAAAAGAAGGACCAGAAAAAGGTATGATTAGAAAACTATCTATGACTTGTCAGCTAACAGATGGATCAGAATATAAAGGTGGTGAATTAGAATTTGATTTTAGAAACTATGATCCACATATGAGAGACGAATCAAAACACAGAGTACAATGTAAAGAGATATTACCAAAAGGATCTATTATTGTATTTCCTAGTTTTGTGTGGCATAGAGTTAAACCAGTAACATCAGGCACAAGATATAGTCTTGTGGTATGGCATTTAGGGAGGCCTTTTAGATAATGTTTATAAATAGTTATTTTCCAAC